ACAATGCTATTAATTTTACACTTGGAACTATTATATTTGTTATTGCTGGTGCGGGGATCGTGACAGGCTTTTATTATCTTGGGCGCTATCAGGGGAAGTGGTGATGTGGTTTTTAGTTTGGTTTGTAGTCATCAACAACAACATTGAGCATTATCAACTCAATCAGTTTCCTACTGAGAACGAGTGCAGCGAGGCTCTTGAGGATGCAAAAGTCTTGATAACTACAAGTCAGACGACGGTGTATTGCTTTGAGGTTATACCAGAATAAAAAAGGAAATTACGTTGTATATGACAAAGATGAAAAAGTTGTTATTATTACGCACCACAAGCACTACGCGATTGCTTACGCCAGGAGTTTAAAAGATGCCAAATGAATTTGATCTAAACGGCAATGGAGAGATTGATCCTATAGAGCACGAGATTATGTTGGAAGACCGCCGCCGACGCATGGAGGACTCAGACGCTAAGAGAGACGCACAGAGGCGCATGACGTGGTTTTCCTTATCTGGGATGGTTTTATACCCTTTCGTCATTCTAGCGGCCTCTCTGTGGGGCTTAGAGGCCGCTGCAAGTTTATTGGCTGACATAGCGGCGGTTTATGTTATCGGGGCGTCTGGTATCGCTGCTGCTTATTTTGGTTTTAACGCAATGGAGAGTAAAAATGCTTCAAGCACTGATAGGGCCAGTAGCTGAGTTAGCTGGCGGCTGGCTTAAAGGTAAAGCAAGCGCACAGGCTGCGTCAGCAAATCTAAAGTTGGTTGAGGCGGAAGCCAAGGCAACCATAATGAAATCGGCTGCTACCTCTGAAGCGGATTGGGAAAAGATTATGGCCCAAGGTACGCAAAACAGCTGGAAGGACGAGTATCTTGTCCTACTTTTTTCAATCCCGCTTATACTTTCGTTCTTGCCCTTTGACTGGGCAAAACAGGCGGTGACGGATGGGTTCGTTGCGTTGGAAACCATGCCTGATTGGTACAGCTACACTTTAGGGGTAATTGTTGCGAGTAGCTTCGCCGTGCGATCAGCAACTAAATTTTTCGGAGGAAAAAAATCATGAGCGATGCAATGCGTGAACTGCAATCCAAATGCGGCGTTGCGGCAGATGGTCAATTTGGCCCGAATACTGCCAGAGCGATTGCTAAGTTTTATCAACTATCGCCTGAAGCCGCGTCACATTTTTTGGGACAGTGCCACCATGAGAGCGGCGGGTTTAGACGTAAGCCAGAGGAAAACTTAAACTATTCAGCAAAAGGTTTGCGATCAACCTTTGGACGTTATTTCAAAACCGACGAACAGGCGGAAGAATATGCCCGTAATCCTCAAAAAATTGCGAATTATGTATATATGGACGAGAACCGAAAATACCCGCTTGGCAATACGAAAGAAAATGACGGGTGGTTATTTCGTGGGCGAGGGTTCATCCAATGCACCGGGCGCTTTAATTACAGAGCATTTGCAAGCGAAATGCGTTTGCCAGATGTGATGGACAATCCAGATTTAGTTGCAACCGAATACGCTATGGAGAGTGCTATTTGGTATTTCGACAAAAACAACATTTGGGTTCATTGTAAACACGTTACCGATGACACTATTAAAACCGTGACGAAGGCTGTAAATGGCGGAACGCACGGTTTGGAAGACCGTATGAAACAGACTTACAAAATTCACAAATGGCTTGTGTCAGATTAACTTGGATTGTATAAATCTCTAGTGGGTGGCTATCATCACAACATAAATTGCCCTTTTCCAAGCGGGGCGGTTGTTTACCTCGGATGACGTTGCTACCAAAAAAGCGCCAACTTTTAAATATCAACGGCCACCCACACGACTTCAAAATATTATAGCGACTAGCGCCATTAGGGTAACGCCGCTGATGAAGCCAATAATAGCTCCAATCAGCCCCGCTGCGTTAATCATGCGCTCCACTTCATTGTCATCCATTACGTTTTATCTCCAAACACTTTGCGAAACGCATCGTCCAAAATCTTTTCAATATCTCCTTTAGTCATGAGTTCGACCCTTTAGTGCTTGATTGGGCAAGTAATATAGCCAATAATCTGGTTTGTTTTTTTGATAATCCAATCGGTATTTTTTCAATCTACCCATTTGCACAAGGCCATTCATCAATCCGCTAATAACAGAAGCATTCATGCCCATGTTATCGTCGCCCATGATGTTTTTAAGTTCTGGCACCGTGTAGTCTTTGCCGATTTCAAAGAAGCTAATAATGTGGTGCCTGCGATCTTCTGATATTTTAAGCAATCGAGCTTTTTCTTTTTGCATTTGCTGTTTGTTGGGTGTTTTTATTTGCATCGGAAGCTCTGGGCGCTTTCCCAGCTTTGCCATTTCAATCTCAAACTCTAAAACATTCCAAGCATAAGCAATTTCTTTAATTACTTCTGAGCGCGTTTCTTTTTGAATTGCAGCTATTGCGAGTTCTTTTCGATGTTTCTTTTTATCAACTGCCCAAGCGCGAGGATTTCCTCTAATTGCTGCGTCAAGTTTTGTCTGCTTTGTTTTTTGGACTTCTCTATCATCAACTTTAGCAGTCTCTGCTGTCTTGCACACGCAACCGTCAACTCCGCATTTGTCACAAGTCTTATCCTTTACAGTTTTAAATTTTATTCCAAACCGCCTTGCGTTGCGGCTGATTGTTGCTGGGGAAACATTTAGTACATCTGCCGTTTGGTTTTGATCTAAACCATTTTCGGCGCATCTTATCATGATCCCAATATCGCTTTCTTTGAGCTTTACGTTCATTTTAATAACCCCGCTCGGCAAAGTCTTCATCTATGTATTCGATCAGGTTGCAGTTATATAGCTCAAGGATTTTATCACTAAGGCGTTTAGAAACTGGCTTGGTTTTGCCGGGTTTGCAAATGCTTGTGATTTCTATTTCTACCTCGCCGGGATCATCTGCCCAGCGTATGCCTTTTTCGGCTTCGTAATAAACTTCAATGTCTAACTCGATGCCCTTAACTTCTACTGCGGTTTTTATTGAGTAATAATTCATGATCTGCTCCTGTTATCTTATACGCACTTTTGTATTGCGCTATTTACAATGCTGCAAGCGTTTATTTACAGAAATAGAACCAATGCAAATAAGCCCGTGATGAATAAAACTTCTCCAACAATTTCCCAATCCATAACCATTACTCCTTTTCTTTGATTAAGCTGTAGCTGGCAATTTTAGCGCCGCTGTTAGTTGTGATAATTTCAGTGTGAATATCGTGGCCTTCATCCCGCAGGTTTTTAATGCGCGCCGCGAGTCTAAACGATCCGATATATTGCAGGGCGTCGATTGCGGTTATTGGCTGCGTTCTCATGTATTGCAGAATTTGTTTTGTCTGGGTTTCCATTTTACTTTCCTTTTACAACTGGATTTTTTTCAAGTTTGGTGGGGAGCCGGAGCTCCCCGTGTTGCGTTAAACAATGGCGCACGGCTTGTGCAGCTCACCATTGTGCATCACGCGGCGGATCGCGGCGGAGGCGTTACCCATTGACTTCACCCATGCGTGGGCAAGGTCGCCAGCGTGACCGAGGTCGTCAGCGTCAAGCTCAACGAAACGATCAGCAACATTCATGTCGCTGGATGTTTCAACATGGACAACAAACGCTGGCTTGCGTTCGGCCATGCGACCTTGAGCGGCCTCTAATGAAAGCAAGAAAGAAAGAGAATGTGCCATGGGAACCTCCATATCGGCGTGCGTTGGCGGGATTGCCTCGGCTATATCATTATATGTATATTACGTTTTACACTATTGCAAGGGGGATTTACAACTTTTTTTAAAAAAACTATCAATGCGCCATGTATCGTGTTGAAATTGAGGTAGAGGGACAACCCCAAGGCAAGGCCAGACCGCGCATGAGCCGATTTGGTCACGTTTACACGCCTCAGAAAACCAGAGACTATGAAAAGCGAATAAAGGCGGCTGCGTGGGCCGCTATGCAGCGAGAACGGCTGGAAGCAACCAACAGGCCCGTTCATATAGATATGGTTGCCTTTATGGACATTCCGAAAAGCTGGTCGAATACTAAAAAGATCGCCGCTGAGTTTGACGCATTTCGGCACACGACAAAGCCAGACTTAGACAATATATTAAAGGCCGCTTTAGACGGCATATCAGGGCCGCAGGGCGTTATATTGGATGATAAGCAAGTTCACAGCGTTAAAGCTAAAAAGGTGTTCTGTCACCCCGACAGAGGCCCGGTGCTTTATATATCTATCTCCTGGGAATAGGAGTAATCTGGCCCATAAAGATCGCGCCATTCTTTTGGGCTTTGGTGGATGGCAATTTTACTGTTGTCCCATAATCCCTGATGGTGTCCCTCACATAGTGGGATCGCCATTCGATCAGCGGTTTTCGATCTACTAAACCTATCGTGAATAACGTGGTGCGCTTGAGTCGGTGACATTTGCGGCAAGTTAAACGCCGTGCAAATACAGCAATCCTTTTCCCGAAGCATCTGCAAAAACTTCGGGTCTTTCTTGGCCTTGATAGGCTTTGGGTTAGACCACACTAATTCCATTTAATCCTCAGTTGGCACCAGCTGCCAACAAATATAAGAAAAGACCCTCTGTTTGTCTAAATAGTGAAGGTAGTTTTGAATTGGATTTTTTTCAAGTTTGTTATTTACCTACCGTGCAGTGGGTCATATCCAACAGCCTCTGCTAATTTACTCATGGCGAGTTCAAAATATGTCATAAACTCTGCCTGTGTCATTGCACTAAACTCTGTGCTGTCCACATGGCGCACGATGCTGGACGTAAGCGGCGATATGGTGGTCTTGTAATAGCCGCAAACCAATTTCAGTTCATGGTGTAAGTGCTGGGCTGTCGGCCACATACCAGTGCTTTCACACGCGGTTTTCAAGGTTGACCAATACAGGTTGTGGTGCGGGTTTGATCTTGTCCCGGTCACTGACAGGTTGAAAATCTGTCCCGATTTGCACTCGCCTAAACGCTCGGCGTCATGTTGAGAAACAGGCAGCAACTGCCCATCCCTCAACTCAACTTGAATTTTAGGAACTTTCATTAGAATGGAATTTCATCGTCCATATCGTTAGATATGTCATTAGGTGAGTTAACAGGGTTCACATGGTTAACAGGGTCACTAGAGGCGGGTTTGGAACTTTGAAGCTGTAACTCGTTAACCTTTACCCTCAACGAAGTTTTGC